TTATTTACAACGAGGGTTTTTGTTTTATCTACGGAGCTGAAGGAACCGGAAAGTCTTTTATAGCCCTCTCTATCGCGCAAGCGGTAGCCTCCGGCAAAGACTGGCTTAATCATTTTCATGTTTCCTCTCCTGTTAACGTCCTTATTCTTGATAAAGAAAATCCTCTCTCAATGGTCGCTAAACGCGCAAAAGGTCTTGGTTTTAATTCTACTAACAGTAATGTTCACTATCTACAGTATCCGGAAAAGTTCCAGTTGGTTGACTCAAAAGGAGAATACTCCGCTTTCGCGCAAGCACTTTCCGCTATCGCAACTTCCAAAAACATCGGTCTTATTGTTATAGACTCCTTTGTTGACTTCATGCTAGGATCCGAATCCTCCGCCGAAGATACACAACTGTTTTTTAACGCCCTTCGAGAACTATTCCCTCATAAGGCTTTTGTAGCCCTACATCACGAAAACAAACCTTCACAAGGAGTTTTTAGGAATGACTCACAGCGCCTTCGCGGATCCTCAAACATAAACGCGCAGACCTTCACATCCTTTAGGTTAGAACCCGTCGCTAAAAGTAAAACAGAAATGACACTAAAACAAACAAAGGCAAGGGACGCACTCAAATTGGATAAGTTCATGATTAGGATGCAAGTAGGCGCGCAAGCGGATGGCTCTACAGTCGTTACGGGTTTTGAGTACGTTGGGGAAGTTGAAGAGTCGGTAGACGAAGGTAAATCCAACGAAGCAAAAGAACTGATAAAAGAGATGATTATTGGGAAGAATTTCATCAGCCAAAAAGAGGTTATAGAAATGGGAACCGGAAGAGGAATTTCGGATTCAACCCTAAGAAGAGCTATCCGGGAAATGGTCGAGGAGGGAGAAATTAACAAAACTCGAAAGGGGAAAGAAGTGTGGTATTCAATGAGCCTTTTTACCAGTAATGACGCGGAAAATGACCCGTCAGAAATCTTCAATGGAGAGATTTTGTAAAAAGGTTGATGTGACGCCCTAAAGTGGCTTGACCAACGTTTGACCACTAACCTGCGTTGTAGTGTTTTTCATTGGTCAAGACATTGGTCATTTGACCAATGTTGGTTTATGGCTTGGTTGTCACATCTGTCACGATAGTGGTCACGATAGTGGTCAAATGGTCAAGGTACACGTTTAGATCATTGGTCATTGGTCATATATATATATATATGACCATGATGACCAATGTTCTATGTTACCGATTTGTGACCTGTTTTTATTAGGGGATTTTATTAGTAAAAAATTTAAGTAAAAAAAGGAGTTACTATGCAGAACAAAAAAAGATTAGTAGAACTACTGGCTAGACTGAAGTCGGCTAACAATTTCTATAATCGCGCAAGCGATACCGAAAGGGGTAGAATTTTAGATGCTCTCGAAAGAACTTTCGATGAGTTGGAAACTTTCGGGTATCACAGATCCTTTGGTGTTTTATGGACTTTATACGGAGACGAGTTTACAAAGTTTGAATTTAAAAGAAGTATGGAGGAATACATCGCTACATTATAATGTTCGCATTATGATGTTGTGATAAAATCAACCTATGATAATGGTCGAAGAAGCAAATGTTTATTTTTTAAAGCCTGTCGATGCTCTCGAACCCGACTACGATCCCAAACAAGATTACACAGAAGAAGAATTGGAGTTATACCCGGATCTTATATTCGATAATGCTTTAGTTGTGGGTAGTAAGTACGTCATGAACGAAGTAGCTGTTTATATGAAGCCGGATGATGTTATTTCTACTGTTGGTGTAGCTCCGGACAGGTGCGTAATAATTACGGATTTAACCCGTAACAGGTGTTTGGAGATTATAAAAAAGGGTAAGGGTATTTACGATCAGAAGTTGAAGGAAGCAATGAAGGCTTAAGCTTAATATGGCTCTTAATGTTAAGAAACTAAAGAAAATAAGAAAGTTTGGAAGATTACGTTTTACCAACGATCCCCGTTACAAGGAAAAAACCATGTTTGTTATTTATGAGAAGGCTAACGAGGAGAGAAGGAAACTGTTTGATAAAGAGATGGACGATTATATCCAAGCTGTTGAGTCCGGAAAGATAAAAGCCGGAGAGTCTTTGTTGAAGATCCCGTTTGTTGAGGACAAGAATCCGGAAACGAAACAAGAATAATACTGGAACGCCCCTCATAAGTAGGACGGATTGGTTTTAGATCTTCGCTTCCGGATTCTTTTTGGTGTAGAATCTGACTATGGCAAAGGAAAAGAAATTAGATCTTTCTAAATATCCTAAGAAAAACAATTTACCAGAAGAACCGCAAGAACACAAAAGAGTAGGTAGACCGACAAAGTACAAACCGGAGTTTGCACAGATGTTGATAGATTTTTTTAGTATTGACCCAACTTATGAAGAAGAGGTCACTTATACGAACAAAAAAGGGGAAACTTGGTCTAAAACAGAGAAGAAACCCAACTTTTTACCCACGTTCGAACGTTTCGCACACTCTATCGGAGTAAATGATGATACCGTAGTTACTTGGGCTAAGGCTAAAAGGTCTAAAGGAAGCGCCAAATATCCAGAGTTTTCCGCCGCATATACGCGTGCGAAGCAGTTACAAAAGGATATTCTCGTACAAAATGCCCTTGCGGGAAGATATAATCCGGCTTACGCCATATTTTTATCTAAGAACATTACCGACATGAGGGATAAAGTAGAAGTGCCGGTTGATGACAAAGGTAATCCAGTCCCATTCGTCTCCGGATTTAATTTTGTAAGACCTACGGATAATAAAGACGATGGAAAGACCGACAATAACTCCGACAATTAAACCTTCTGTTAAACAATACAAGGCGTATCAAATGCTTTGGAATGATTTCGTCTCCTTTGTTCTATACGGAGGAGCCGCCGGAGGGGGTAAGTCTTGGCTTGGTTGCGAATGGCTTCTAACTAACTGCTATAACTATCCGGGATCAAGGTGGTTTATTGGACGTGATGAGTTGAAGCGGTTAATGACAACCTCTTATATTACTTGGCAGAAGGTTTGTAGATGGCACAAGATCCCAGATTCAGATTGGAAGTTAAACGGTCAATATAACTATATTGAGTTTGTATCCGGAGCCGCTAAAGGATCCCGAATAGATCTTTTGGATTTATCCTATAAGCCTTCAGATCCTTTGTACGAACGTTTGGGATCCTTAGAGTTTACCGGAGGATGGATAGAAGAAGCGGAAGAGGTAGAGTTTTTGTGTTTTGATATTTTAAAAACCAGAGTTGGTAGGTTTATGAACACCGAGTTTGGACTGTTTCCGGCTAAAATGCTTCTTACTTGTAATCCTACAGACGGTTGGTTGTATCGAATATTTTACAAACCCTTCAAAGAAAATACACTCCCGCAGGATCATGCCTTTATTAAGGCTTTGTATAGCGATAATCCGCACACTAAAGAAGAATACGGAAAACAACTGGACAAGATTTCAGATCCTCTTGCGAGGGCAAGGCTTAGAGATGGGTTATGGGAATACGCCGGAGGAACTCTTTCGATTATTAACCTTGATGCAATTATTGATATTTTCACCAACCCTATTGCAACCGGCGATATGCAGGGAAGAATGACCGCAGACATAGCGCGTTTTGGAGGGGACAAAATGGTTGCCGGGTGTTGGAGAGGTCTTGATCTTTACCGGATTGTGGAAAAAGAAAAGCAAGGATTAAACAAAACTTGTGAGGATTTACGAAGCCTTTCAGTTAAGAATCAGATCCCGTACTCTTCCATAGTTGTAGACGAAGATGGTGTTGGTGGGGGTGTTGTGGATCATATGGAAGGGATTCACGGCTTCATGGGTGGGAGATCCCCGATTCTAAAACCGGATGAAGATGTTGATAATATCGAAAAAAGATATCAGAACTTGCCCTCTACTTATTTGAAAAGACAGAATTACAAGAATCTTAGGTCACAATGTTATTTTCTAGCCGGAGAGTTGATAAACAACAGGCAAATGTCTATAAGCGCCGAAGACTTAACAGAGGTACAGAAACAAACTATTATCGAGGAGTTGCAACAGGTAAAGCGCGAGGATACTTCGGCTTCCGCCCCACTTCAGATAGTGCCAAAAGAGAGGATGAAGGAAGCTCTTGGTCATTCCCCGGACTTTGCAGATATGATTATGATGCGAATGTATTTCGAACTTTTGAAAGAATCTCCTCCGGAGGGCGTGTATAATGAACCGGACGAAGAGGTTTTGCGAGAACTTGGTATTGAAAACAAATTCGGTGGTACTGAAGGTTATGGTATAGAGAGTTTTGGATTGAAAGCAAATTAAAAAAGGTTATACTTAATTTATGGATGAACAAACAACCACAGTAGAAATAACAGATGCGGATGTTTTAGTCTTACAGCAAGAAGAAAAAAGTGCGTTAGAGTACAGAGAAAGAAAACACGATGACTGGACGGAGAATTACACTTTATACAGAGATAAAGTTATTACGAATCGCTTAACACAAAGACAGACTGTAAATGTTCCTCTAATGAAATATGTTTTAAATACGCTTCTAAAAGAGATGATGGATGCTCCGCAACTCTATTTTAGTAATCTTAGTAACGATCAGCAAAAAGAAATCTACTATAACGAATATTGGAAAGAAACCTTCAAAATAAACAAACTGGTCATCAAAGACCATATAGATAAAAAACAAAATGCTTTGTTTGGTAGGGCTTTTAAAAAACTTAACATAGAAAACGGCAAGGTAAAGATTAGTCTTGTAGATCCTCAATGTATGTTGGTTCACAGATACGTCGATCCTTCCGATATTGATTCCTCTCCGGCGTTAATTGAAACCGATATCTTTGTGACTTTGGACGATATCTTGGAAAATGAAGAATACTTGGAAGAAGGTAAAAATCAAGTAAAGATGTATTTCTCCGAGGAAGCCGGAAGATTAGAGTCCGAAGAGAATTTTGACAAGGCTTCGGAGAAGACGGATAGATTAAAGAGTATTGGAGATGAAACCGTAGAAGATCCTTTGCTTGGAGAAACCTATGTGGAACTTCACGAAGCATACAGGTTTGAATGGAACGATAAAAAGGATCAAAGGGTCATAATGAGATACGTTCTTGCTGTAACGAAATCAGGAACCTTCAAACTTCATAAAGCACTTCTATCAGATGTTATAGGTAAAACTTCAGATAATTTTTGGGATACTCACTTTCCTTACACTTCTTGGGCTTCAGATCCTGAAGCTACAGATTTTTGGAGCGATGGTGTTGCAGATATTATTAGAGCCATTAACAAAATTCTCAATGTTTGGTTTAGTCAGTTGGTAGAAAACAGAACTTTGCAGAACTTTGGAATGAAATACTACGATTCTACAGATAAGAAGTTTGTACCACAGACATTCGCTCCGCAACCGTTTGCACATCTTCCAGTACCCGGAGATCCGAATAAGATCATCAAAGACGTTATTACAGGTAATTTATCCGGAACACTAGAAGAAATGACGTTCTTGATAACCCTTGCGGAAAAGGCTACCGCCGCAACTTCCGCTAATTCCGGGGCTATTGAGCCGAAGAAAGTAACTTTAGGGGAAGTGGAATATGCTTTAGCGAACGCACAAAAAAGAATAATGATTCAACAGGTGTTTTATACAGAGGATTGGAAAGATCTTGGTACTAAATATTCCAAATTCCTTGAAGCCGCCGGGGATCAGTTAGACGATTTAACAGTTTATAAAAAAGGAAGAATGGGAAAGAAGACATATAAAAAACTTATCAAACTTGGAGATTGGAGCGACGACGAAGGCTACGCTTGTGAGGTCAAGACCATTTCGGATCAACAGGATCAGGACATAGAAGAGCTTCAGAAATTGGAGATTTTAAAGAATGAGATGCCCGATAATGTTCCTTTGGTTTCTATTCGAAGGCGTAAGATGATGGAGTTCTCCGGTCTATCTCCGGATGATATTAGTCAGGTGGAGGAGTTCGAAAGACAAAGGACTGCAACTCCGCTTGCGCCCGTTGAAGAAGTACCTTCTGAAGTTGCGGTAAATGCCGGCAATACCGGAGCCGGAAACGCTACTCCGGGAATCCCGGAAGTTCCGGACATTGCCCCTAAAGTTTGATAGAATAAAAAAACATGATGAATCCTTACGACAAGGTATTAGAACAAAAAGGTTTAAAGTACGAAGAACTAACTCCGGAAGAGAAGGAACTTTATCAGAGAGCTTCTAAAGGTGTTAAGGCTGTAACAGTCGAAGATTTAAAGGATCACTTGGAGGAAATGCTTTACACAATGACTATGGAACTTTGCGATACTCCGGATACCCCTGATCTACAAGATAAAAATAATAAACTAAAAGCTAGAGTAAAGAATTACCTTTTGTTGAGGGCTTTTATCGAGGTTCCGGATAAAGTGGCTAGAGCTATTCAGAGGGAAATAGAGGAAACGCAACAATGAGAAATTTCTTGTCAGAAATTGGAAGATACGGATTTAGAATTGCTTTGAACAATTTACTACTTTCGTGGGTAATGAATTTTATAGGAGCGAAAAGTTTTCGTGTAGGATACAAAAAAAATGCCATACACAATTAAAAAATCTAAAAGTAAAAAGGACGATAGACCGTATAAAATTGTTAATACCCAAACGGGTAAAGTTGTAGGTTCTTCCAAAACTAAAAAGAAAGCAGTAGGTAGTATGATGCACAGGGAGGACGCTATGATGAAGAAAGAAGGTTCTATGAAAAAAGAAATGAGTAAAAAGACAGTAAAGAAAACCGTAAAAACTTCTGTTAAGAAAGGCGCGAAAAAGAAGTAAACTTGACAAAGTAAGCTTCTTTGACCATAATTTTTAATATGTCAGAAAAAACATTAAATCCCGCAACATTAAATGATTCCGCTAGAGATTACCTAGAAGAGATATTAGCTAAAGATCTTAAC